AGCCGCGACATGATCGTTGTGGATGAATTTGTAGTTGATGTCATAGGTGAGGGCTTTGAGGTAGGCTTCTGTCTGTACAGCGCGAGGATCAACGATCTGGTTCTCTTCCTCAACGATGTACTTATCCACGTCAATGTAGTTACGCAGAATAAAGACGGATTCACTATAAGGGCTGGGTGTGCCTTTGGTGGAAACACCCTCGGCATTCAACTGACTCCAGTTGACGGTTGGCAAGTTGCCTTCAAAGCGTGCCCCGTTGACGGTGAAGCTTTTCTTGCTCACCAAAGGGATATCTTGAAGGACATTCCCGTTCTCAATAAGGGAATAGGTCACGGCCTGCACCAGTGGCGCGTTGCTCATCTGGGCGTAATCGGCCAGTGTGACGGTTCCCGCTGCTATCGTCATAGTTAAAGCTCCTGGCTTGTTTGTCACAGAACCAGGAGCTTATAGAATGGCCCCTGGTCTACTTCTTTGCTAAGCGATACGCTTCAGCCAGAGAAGGACGGGTACCAGAAGGAAGCGAGCTAGGCGGCGCAATACTTGTCCGGCCTGGATTGCCAGTGGGCAGCGCGGGCGCATTCGGCTTTGTTTGCGGAGTCGGCGCGGGTGTGTCTTCTATCTTCTTCACCAGATCGGGCTCGGCTTTGGCAAGGGCGGTAAGCAGCTTCTCTATGTTGGTAGGCTTGCCGCTTTCGTCAAACTCGACTTCGCTGCGCGTGATAAACTGCGCAATGCGTTCAGGCGAGAGAATAAAATTCATCTTGGGCGCATACCGATAGACGGCACTAACCATGCGCTCTTCTTTGAGTTCAAGCGCGATGGTGTTGTAGCGTGCTTCGGTATCCTTGTGTTGTTTCGTGACCCGCTCAATCTCGCTGCGTTTGGCGTCCTCTGCCTGTTGCTCAGCATCTTGATAGACTTTCAGTTGAGCTTCAAGCTGTTTTGCGCGGAGTTTATGGGATACTGCTTCCTCGTGTAAACGTTTCTTCTCGGGATCGCGAATGGTTTCATCACCCGCCGTCTCCCGCTGGGAAGCAGCATCCTCGTTGGGGTTGCCCCGCTGGGGCGTTGTATCGGTCGCGAGCTTCGCGTCATCCGATACTGAGGACTGAGTTGTATCTTCCATTATTGTACCTCATCATTATTGTGTCTGTCAATACTGTCTAGTTGCTTAATTGATTCTATATCCAGTGGCTTCCATTTGGTGTGACCGCAACTCGGACAAACATACCTAATCTCAGCATCAGCAATGATATCAAGTACAGGTAAGGCACTGGTAAGAATCGCATGAGGCATATCATCAAACACCTTGATACTGACTTCTTGAATATGCAAATCAAGTACCTTACCTGTTTCTGCCTCTGTGACGCGCGTCATATAACCGCGCTCACCGTTATTTTCAATACGAACTTTCATCTACTATTCCCTTTTCCTCTACGATGATACACAAGGCGTCTTTCCTGCCAGCCATAATGCTTGCGGTAAAGCGATGTTTGCCATTATAAATCGTGAATAGGCCAGGATGCACCGACGGCTTGACGATGAGCGGGTCAACGTCCTGCTCAGGATAGGCCGTCAGCAAGTCCAGGTAGATCGCGAACTTGTCAGGGAAGTAGGACGCCGTTTCCGTCACGATCAATTGGCTGAGTAGAAGCCGCTCTATGCGTAGGTGTGCGCCGTGTGCAATCATCTACTTTGCTTCCCTAGCTTCAATCCGAGCGGTTTCTTCATCAACCCAGGCGTTGACTTGATTGGCTTGTGAGTACGTCAACGCTCTACCGTTTAATGTGTAGCCCGTTCCCTGCCATGGTTCACGCACGACTTGCACCATGAAGCGGAACGATGATTTGTCTCCCTCTTCAAGAGAGAGAAGATACGCCGTGAGTTCATCGTCTGTCCACATAGGTATTTCGCTTTCTTGGTTAGCGTCGGGCCGATCTTGCCAGCCACTGCTGCATCCACATCTGTAAATCGGCCATAGATTGTCGCGCTTCCATCAGTTCAGCAATGGCGTCACTCAGCACAATGTCCGAATCATCGACCTGGGGCGGGATAGAGCGTTCAGGCGTGCCAGCGCAGAACAGTGCCAGCGCACGATCAAGCGCGTCCTTGCTGCGGTGCTTCTGTATGGTTTTTTGTGGATTGACTTTCATCGCTTATCCCTTCTTTGGTGGCGTAATCGGCTTCGGCGGCTTACTTGCACCTGGCTTGTTGCGTGCCAATCTTTTGTCTTTCGGGGTTCCTTTGGAGGGAGCTCCACCCATTGGTATCACTTCCTTTCTGTGCATTGTTTTTGAAATCCGATAGTTATTGACTGGTTGCGTTGCTGTTCGAGCTCACGGATGCGCTGCTCATCTTCCAGGATGCGGACACGGTATTCGAGCAGCCTGCTCTGCTTGCGGAGCTTCTTGAGTGCGTTACTCATAAACTAGGCTTTACCAACTTCAGCGAGCGACTCACCTACCCACATCTTTGCTTCTGTGAGTCGGTCATACGCCATCTGCAATCCGTGTACGCCTGCTGTCTGTGTACCATCGTCACCTGAGAGCAAATCAGAGAGCCGTCCTGCCTCATTGATGGATTCGTTAATCTCCTTCCACAAGGTGGTGATTGACCGAATATTGATAGCTTGGATAAAGCTATCAGTTAGTCCTATTTCTGTTTCTTCTGGCTCCATTATTGTTCCTTTCTTGTGTACGCTAATGCACAATCAGCGCAATCACCAGCGCAATGAGTGCCAATAACGCTACGATGCCGTAGCAAATTGTTCTGATAATGTCGCGCACCATAGCCGACTTAATAGCGATATCACTGAAGCCGACAAAGATAGCGAGTAAGAAAATGATGGTTGGGGCTAAGAGTTGCATAGAATTATCCTTTCATACGCTGATCAGCATATTCATTCAGCACTTCAACGAGTACTGATTCCGGTACCCAGTGCGCTAAAACCTCTTTATTGTAATAGCTTTTCACTGTTTCGCCATCCATGATATAGAGAAATGTTTCATCACGCCATCCAGGCGACGGATAATAAACGCGTTGCTGCTCTTCCTTGACGCTATAACCGCGTTCCTGAACAAGTTGCGTAAATCGTTCTTGCGTTATTCCGAAGTCTGCCATATCTTATCCTTTCAATAGTCTTGTGACGGGTGTAAATCGTTCAATGGAATTGGTATACAGTGACACCACGGGTGGCTCTCCATATCCTCATACATCGGGTGCTGCGTGCCGTCCATCGAAAAACAGAAAGGACACACAGACGCCGTTTTGTCGGAGACCCACATCCACGCAGGAATGTCGTTAGCATCCAGGATAGTGAGCGTGGTCGCACGATAGACCTGGACAGGCGCGGTGGCTGCTATCGTGACGCTCTTCCACCGCGACGCATCGAGTGCGCGTGTCACGTGCTTTGCTATCTGCTTGTCAGTGCTGTTGATCGACACACCAACCACAAAGGCGGCTTTGACCGCAGCAGATGCCTCGTGGGCGTAGCTTGCCACCAGGGCCGTAACATTACTCATGGCCGTGCTCAGTTGCTTTGTCACATCAGGCGTATTAGCGGTCATGTGACGGCTAGGTGGAAGCACAAAGGACAGTTGGTCTACCGTTGATTGCGTTGCCAGATGGGCCGCGTTGTGCTGCGCTTGCGTGATAGTCGCCTGGGCAAACGTGGCGTATTGCCCAACTGCGTGCGCTACGGCATCGGTGACATGCGCCAGCCGCTTGTGTTCGTACAGGAACGTGGCAGAGAGTTTGCCGCCGCTCTGTTGGGCTGCTATGGCATCGTAGAGCGTGGCAAGCTGAGGCGCAAGGCTCTGTACCATGTGCGCGTGAACCGTTTCAAGCGTGTGCATGGTCGTCGCCTCGTGCGCCATAAGCTGAGCGCGATACTGAGAGGCCGTAGCGAGTAGCGTCATATTACATCACACCTGTTTTCAGAAGTATTAAGAATAGAATGCATGTCAGAAACACGCCCAACGTTACGCCAGCAATCATTCCATTTATGAAGTCAACTGTTACCATTCTTCTATTGCTGTCCTCCTTGTCCGCTATTCGCCATGCCGAGATACTGAGGCTGTTGTGCTGGCTGTGGTTGTCCTGGTACGACGGCGGGTGGCTGACCTGGGAACGGCGCGACGCCTTGCTGTGCTGGTGGCAGTCCTTGCCCGCGTGTCGAGGCGATCAGTTGCTGCTCATCCTCTGACTGGCTGAGCCTCAATTCTTCTTCGGGGTCAAAACCCTCATTGCGCTGAATAGTGGTATTCGAGACGCCAATCTCTTTGAGCAAAATGGAAGCCTGGATAGATTGGAGGTCATCCTTCGGTAGCGGATTTTGCCAGGCGATGGTAATGTCTATGTTCTCGCCGTCCATCTTGGCAAGCGTCATGACGGCTTTGCTGACATCAATAATCAGTTCCCCATACAGACAGCGTTTCGTTTCGGTTTTCTGTAAAAGTGGTTGGAAGAAGAGTTCAATCGCTACGCCGGACAGTGCGCCGCGTGGCATAGCGGAGATGCGGCCCATCGCAACGCCGGGGACGGCTGACTGTTCATCAATGTCTGAGCGGATGCTATCGGCAAAGGCGAGCGCGTTGGCCGTGTCGCTGGGAATGGTAACAGCGGATATCTTGCCGTCGGGCGTTTCCAGACCGATGATATGACCGGGGTGCAGGTCAATCACCTGCGAGCCGACGCCGTTGGCATACAAGACAGGCTGGCCGTAGAGCACTTGCACCAGATTGATACACGACTGCGTGAGATTGAGGCTTTCATTCATGCCGATAATATCATCTGTGATGTCAGGCCGTCCCCAGTAGTCGTTCGGGTTCGGTAAGTTCTGGCAGCCGAAGATGGGCGCGAACGGATAATCCCAGATGATGGGTGCACCAGCCGCTTCCCATTCGGCTTTCTCGCCGACGCGTGTCCAGTGCTGAATAGACCACGTATCATCGTCGTCTGGCATGTCTTGGAGGGCGTTGCCGTCGGGGTCAATGCGTGCAATCTCTTCACGGTAGTACACGCGCTCAGGCTTGCCATTGATGGTCTGATGCGTACAATATTCGATGCACCACAAAAGCACCGTCTCACAGTCTTGCGGTGCGGTCTGCACACAGACGGTGGCTGGGTCAAGCGCAACGAGGCGCACGCTGCCTTTCTTGTTAGGAACAATCCGCACAAAGGGTGAGCCTGCCATCGCGCCATTCATGGCGATCTTCTGCAAAAGTGGGATGCGTTTCTCTTTGCGGCCCCACGTCGTGTCCAGTTGCGCTTGTGCAGAGGCGGGTGAGCCTTCTTCCGCACTAATCTCAATCTCTTTGCCGAATAAGAAGTTGACACCGCCGTCAACGACGCCCACACAGCGGTTGCTCATGACATTCGGGTCAAGTCCTTCCGGTGTCTTGTCAAGGGGCGGCGCGAGATTGCCGTTGTAGGCATCCCAGGCGCGAGCGATGCGCACTTGGCGGCGTTTATCTTCTTCGGTGATCTCATAGACCGGGGGCGCGTAGACGATAGGCTCAGTGAGCGTTGGTGTTTGCGTCATGGCTTCTCCTTCAATAATTCAGGGTGTTCAAAGGCATTGCCGATGACCTCAAGATAGGCATCAGGCTCAAGGCAATGTTCTATGATATCGTAGCAATCGGCAGGCCATGAGAGAAGATGCGGTGTATCCCAGTGCCAATCTGCTTTGATGATATCGCCCTCGTAAATCTCGACGCCGTTTTTGTCTTTCAGTCCTGTATACTGCATGAGAACAATATCGGCTAAGTGGCCGCTCCCGCCCATTTTATCCGCATGCGCTCGATACGAATCTAGCATCCAGTCAAGCGCATCAATCACCGCCATTTTCTTGGCAAGTTTATTCCATGCTCTGAATTTAATCTCTCTGCTCATCTATGGTTATCCTCCTAATACACCCGCTTGTTGCTATAGCGCACGGTCGATGGACTGCTCAGCGGGCTTTTGTAGACATCGGCCTGGAACTTGAAGTCGATGTGCAGGTCTGGGAACTGTATCTGGTAGTGGCTGCACTCTTGCATCAGCAGTTGCACCATGCGCTCTTGCAACGCGTGAAACGCCTCACGCTGGTATTTGTCGAGCGTGGCGTAGTCGCCTGGTGGCAGCATCGATGCCGCATCTTGTGTAATTTCCATAGAATTATTCGCCTTCCTCTTCATCAAGTTCATTGAGAGCTTGTGAGCGCATGTCATCGGCGTACATTGTCAATTCAGCGGTATCTACAGCCTTAACAAACGTTTCACCATCTCCGACCAGCTCTCCCAGGACATAGACGTGGCATCCGTCAAGAAACTTGACCGTAGCGGCGTGGACATGGCACCACTGTAACGCCTGTTCGACAGTTTCTATCTTGTTCATAATCAATACACCCTTTGTGAGTACGATACTTTTTCAGCGAATGGGTCATCCAGACAGCACAAGGCGAGCGCAGTAGCCAGATCATCATGTTTGCCGATACTGGCCCCATACGTATCTTTGCCTTCATCGCTGACCTTGATCTCGTACACTCTAAGCTCTTCTAACGTTTGTTTCATCTCCGGCGTATCCGGCCCGTGGACGCGCTTGCCTTGTAGCAAGGATTGCAAGCGACTGACTAAGAACGCCTTGCCGAGCGTGCCAGTAGAGCGGTTATAGCGTTCGCCATGCACAAAACTGATTGGTCTCAGCATGACGTGTTGCGCTTCTTTCCGTAGCTTGATCTCACGCCGTAGATCATCATACACAGGGCGTCCTACGCCTGTCACGTCTAGAAGTAGTCTCACTGAACGATGGGCAAAGAGCGGGTTACAGAGCATCTCCGCAATGTGAATAGCGACATCAGGATAGCTCATGCCGAGCGGTAAGCGCGTGATATGGCGGATAGTGTACTCGCTTCTCATAACAGGCTCAGCACCTTTAGGTGGCACCCAGACGCCGCCCACATGTGCGCCCATCGTTTGCTCGCGCATAAAGTGGTATTTGCCTGTATGGACAGAAGCCACCTCCGCCACTGCTAAAGCCGTATTATCGTGTATCTGTCCAACGTCCACACCAATCGTGATCGGAAGTAGCGGTGCAATCGCTGTACTCATAATGACCATGTTTGCACCTCACGACTGACGATACTGGCGATATCCTCGGAACGGAAGGCCGATTGTTCAGCGTCGTTGAACTTGCACAGATATTCCTGATTGTAGAAATACTCTCCCATGTTCTCGTATTCTTCCGCTAAAAACTCAGCAGAGATGCGAGAACACGCCGTCGCTGGGACTTCAAAGTAATCCCAGTTGTGCCTATTCTTGTACGCCTCATAAAAAAAACCGCGTGTTCCCGCGGGCGAACTGAGTACCACCAACTTTCCGCCGGATACCGCGAGCATGGGTCGCACTGATTTGTACAGTCCATCAACAACACGGCTTGCTTCATCAATAATGAGCAAGCGCACACCAGACATACCGCGTATCTTCGCCTCGTTGCCTGGCAGCGACACGATACGGGAACCTTGCTCAAGCTCCAGGCTGAGCGCGTTTTCAGCGGTCGGTGCAATAGGACGGCCAAGCGCACGGTACACGTCAAGGCACTTGCGAAATAATTCTTGTGACTGCCTCATCGAAGGGGAGAGCAGCAAAATAAGCGAGTTTTCTTCATAAAAGGCGGTGTGGACGGCCAGGGTCGCAACCGTGGTGGACTTACCGACCTGGCGCGAACAACATACCAGCGAGCGCAAGGCTTTACTCCGCAAGAGCCGTTGTTGCCATTCATCCGGCTCTATGCCTATTGCTCGTGCCATCTGAACAGGATCAAGCCTCATGGCAAGGCTATTGTAGGCAGAGGCGGCTATCATGACGCTTTGCCTTTCTCCGCTAACATGGCAGCGACGGCGATACGAGCATCAGGATAATCGGCAAGGGCAGTAGCAATGGCATCGTGGAGGGACTTCACGTCTTGTGTATTTGTGCTGGTGGTATTCAGATCGACTTGCTGCTTCTCTCTAAATTCTGGCATCCGCGCCTTTGCCAAGAGGGACAGAAGATTATCGCTGTATTCACGCACCATCAAAGGCTTGCCGTCTTTATCATAGACCAGCTTGCCGATGCTCACGACGGGCTTCTCCACGCCTTGCACGGCGCGACGGAATAGCTCGCCACGTACCAGATCATTGGCGTCAAGTTCCGCCTGCTTGAACAGAATGGAAAAGTCTTGATCGTGTTCGTGCCACTCATACACCGTGGTACGACTGATACCAGCGGACAGGCAGGCCGCACGAACATTGGCGGTCATGCTAAAGGCTTTGAGGAACTTCTCTTGTGCGGTGGCTCGCTCGGCTTTGCTGAGGCGTTGACCGGAGCGGCGTCTATGCACGCGTGGCGGTGTCAGGCTGTTAGTCTGTTCAGTCATGCGCTACCTCCTGTACTAGCAATGAGTTTGGAGAAATTGCTAAAAACTCATCACCAAACCCCTTGACATATTTATATATATATGTTACTATATAGATGTAGAGTGAATGAACAAGAAACAGCCAAGGAGAACGAAAATGGAAAGCAAGAGACAGCAAGTAAACAAGATGTTTGGCAAGGTGGTCTTGAGTACGGTTGAGAAGCGGGCGGCGGCAGTCGCGGCACTTGCAGCGAGCGACCAGAGCATCAAGACGATTGAGGACGCGAAGGTAATCCTGGCAGCGATCAATATCAATAATAGCGACTCGGTAGCAGCTCGTTGGTATCGAGAGTGCTCCCGCAATGAGAGCCAATTGAAGGCACTGCTCCGTGAATATCGCAAGAACATCAAAGAGGTCTAACATGAAAACATCCAAGAAGATGGGTCGTCCTGCGGTGTACAACACACCCAGGC